ACCACATTCGGCGCCTCAAGCACCAGATCATCGCCATAATAGGGACATAGCCGGTGCCCCGCCTGACTAGCAATAGCCCCTAGGATCGGCTGGATGGTATTGCGTGCCAGTACAATCTCGGCCGCTTGCCGAGAGTCGCCCGACAGCGCGCCGCTTGTGAGCCCCTGCGGAATGCCATACACCCGATCGAGTTCATCGCGATTTAATTCCCGACTATCATTGAGCTGCATCTGTTCTAAGGTTTGCTGGACAGTCTCCACGTTCATGTCGCCCGCCCGAATCACGGTAAGGCGCTTGCGAGAAAACTCCTCGCGGATCTGTTCACTGGCCACCACAAAGTCATCGTCCATGATGTCTTTAGGGAGACTGATTATTGCCGTCGGTACGGCGTTGTCCTTGCCGAACCAGTCCCGCGTCCAGACCGCCTGTGCATAGTCGGTCTGCACCCCCATCATGGCAGCATTGAGCGGCGAGAGCCCGCGCCAGTAATCGAATGGGTTTGGGAATCGGTAGGCGATGACGTTCTCGCCCGGCAACAGACGCGATGTGCCGCCGATCTTGTAGCTGTAGTCAATCACTACACCAGTGCCCTGCACATTGTCGCGCAATGTCTGCGGCAATGGCGTGATATTGGCGGACTCAAGCGGCCATAGCTCTTGTAGCTCGCCCCGGCCTGGCACCTCGGTGCTGATAAACTGATAGGACTCGCCGCTCAACAGCAACCACCAGACTAGATACTCCATCAAAAAGTCGCCGGTGTGCATCTCGTTAGGCCGCTCTAGCAGTAGCTCGATCGGGTGGTTGCCCACGTCCTCTGTCTCTTCGCCTACACGGCGTTTGACTTGGAACTGCGCCTCTGCAACCCGGCGCGCGATGAGCGTAATATCAGAGTAGATCCACGGCGAGCAGCTTGCCAGCCGGTAGCGCCTGTCCGCGTCCATAGTGTCCTGCACCTGCCAACGCTCGGCCTCGCCCTTTTCGCGCAGCAGCGTCTCGTAGGATGTGCTATAGCGGCTCGCAGACTGATCGCCTTTTGCAAAGCGACGCGCATCCTCGATGTATCGCAGCGCCCTACCCAAGATATTTGCCATAATCCGTCCTAGATAAACGCGATAAGCGGCTTGCGTGATCTACTGATTCCACTGTAGCCTATTGCCGCCGCCATAACCGTATCGTCGTGCATCCCCTCTGGCGCACTGTAGCGGAAATTGCCCGAAGGTAAGCGGTGTAATTCGTATGCTTGAAGCTCGCCGACTAGCACCGGATTGTTCACGATCTTTATGCCGCCGCGCTCGAATGCCAAAGCCAGCGACTCGATGATCTCGGTCTTGCTGGCATTCGTGGTCGTGAATCCCTGGACGCGCATCCCATCGGCTCGCAGTTGCTCGATCACCGGGTCGCCCATGCTGTTGGTCTCTGCTAGTACGGTAATTGGGTCCCAGCGCTCGTATAGCGCGCTTAGTCTTTGGCGCTGCACTCGGTAGTCGATCTGATTGAACCTATCCAGGTACACCAGGTGCTTGTCGGCCACGTCCCAAATTGCGATAGCGGTAAAGTCCGCGCTCTTACCCCAGTCCACGCCAAACATGTATTGGTGATCTGGCGTTGGCTCCCTCTGCTCTGCCAGCACCGCCGCTGCCATAACGCGCCGGAACACGCCCCCAGCATCCTCCAGGAACATGGCCAAGTACTCCTGTTGGAATATCCGCTCTGGCAGGTCGTGCCGCGCCGCTTTGATCTCTGCTGGTATGATGAACGGATTTTCCGCCGTTGGCCGCTGCCAGCTTTGCCAATCAGCCTCGCTTGTGTCCTGGCCTCGTTGCCATAGTCGCCAGAACCAGTTGCGGCCCTTTGGTGTCGATATGAACATAGCCCTGCCTAGGCGGTCACTCAGTGCCGGTCGCAGCGATTCTGTCCAGGCCGCTTCGCGCATGAATGCACATTCGTCGAGTACCGCAAAGTCCAGGCCCTCACCGCGTAGGCTCTGCGGATCATCCGCCGATCTCACCTGCACCGTTCCACCGCTTGGTAATATCACCAGCCGGTCACCTAGCTTTATCTCGGAGCCTGGTATCTGTGCTGCCAGTGTCCGTATACCTCGCCAGCCCACCTCGGCCATCTTATAGCTCGGAGCCACCCACCAAGCGCGGCCCCGCCGGAGCCCCACGGCCATGCAGAGCAATGAGCCAAGTCGTGTTTTCCCCCATCTTCTCCCACAAGCCAACACCTTATAACGCGATATATATTTGCGCACTTCGTCTTGTGCTTGGTGCAGCCTGGGCAGTTCTACGGTTTGACTATTCATCTGGCTCTATAATCGGCTCGCCCCAGGTGAGTCTGATCGGCCCGCCGTCCTTGCCTGCAATCTCTACCTCTCGCTTGAGCACATAGCCTCGCCCGCGCGCCTTGGTCGTCAGGTAGAACTTGACCGCCCAGGGCTCGGCAGGCTTGATCACCCTGACCACCTTACCGTTCTCATCCCTTTCGTTTTCAGATCGCAGGGCGGTGAACAGCGCCGTCTCTGCCAAGTCGCCGATCTTTTCGCACTCATCAGCATAGGCCCGCGCCACGGTCGGGTGCTTCTGGATGTACTTCTGAGCCGTATTCCAGGCACAGCCAACCTTCGCGGCAATGGTGCTGATAATGCCGCCGGTGCCAGGGATAGCATCTATAAAATCCTTGACCTTATATTGATCCGCGCCAGGCACACTAGCTTACCCCTTGCTCAAAATTACAGAATTGCAGGCTCTCTCTTCACTAGTTTCATCCCATAGTTGTTCACGCCCTCTGGAATGACAACGCCAGGTTTCCTCTTCAATCGGTTGGCCTTGAACGGGCGATAGTCTACTTGGTGCTGCCAGCGGCCCCACTTGCGGGTGATCTTTACGACATCAGGGTGTTGCTGCTGTAGCGATTGTGCCATCTTTAGGCGACCGTCATCCTGATAAAGCGAATCTGTATTGCCGCCCTTCATGGTCATCGTCACGGCCTTTTTAGCCATAAATGCCATAAAGAGAATCGTGCACCATCCCTCCTTGAGTGCGCGTAGAGATAAGTCGGTATCTTCATTATAGCGCCCACGCCTCACGGTGCTCTCGCGGAATCCGCTCATTGAGCGCAGTCTTGTCAGTAGTCGTTGGCGGTGTAATTCGCCAAGTCGCATCCGTCGTGTTTGATGTATCGGCTAGCCTTGGGTCAGCGCTGCTTCCGTTGTGTCTTTGCGGCGGGCAGTCCGTTGTGCTCGGTTCTGGAAGCAGCGTAGCCCTGTTATCCTCATAGTACAGCATCGTATTGCCCGAGAGTTTGGGTGTTGATGCTGCGCTAATCGTTGTACTGCCTACGGTCACGAGCGTGTCATCCTTATGCATAGTTGCCTCCTATTGCTGTTCCTTCTCGTAACACCGGCTGCATACTCGGAACGGCCTACGGGCAATCAGTGGATAGATCCACTCGTGGCCACGAATCAAACAGATGATCCGCCCTACTCTGCCTCGCCACTTGCTACATGGTCTTGGCATCCTTCCCCCTAGCAGTGTCTCCCGCATTCTACCACAAAACCTGCATCCTGTCAAGTAGTCTGCAAGATTGCTTGCCAAAAATGTCCGCTTTATGTCCTAAACATGTCCTAAACTCATCGTAGTTGCGTCCTTATTTCACTTGACAAACGTGGCCCAATATGGTATACTGTAGGCAGAGTTGAGACAGAGAGACAGACACACGAGGAGGACACGATGAACAAGCAACTGGCAGCGCGACTGGCAAAGCGGATCGACAAGACCGACGGTTATCGAGTAACCGGCATACGCTGCTATGGGCACGGCGACTATGCCCTGGACGTTGTGATCACAGAGTCAGGCGACCGAATCGTGATCAATAACAGTGAGCAGTGGGGCACGAGGCTCAGAAATGCAGGCGAAACCCCCTGCACCGACAAACAATATTCAGCCCCATACTACGACTATTACTATACCGACACGTACCCTACAATCAGATACTGAGCGAGAGACACGGGAGGCAATCATGGCAACATTCACGGCAGCACACTCAAGAGCTCTGATCAAGAAAAACTTGCAGGCACACTGGGGAATGAAAGCGCAGATGACATGGGAAGCCCCACTGAAACGGAACCGGAGCGGTGGTACGTGCAATTATTACAAGGGCACACTTCTGGTAGTATGGTCCGATGGCAAGGTACAGCGACAAGATGTGACGGTCAGCAAAGACCGCGAAAGTATGCAGACATCTAGCAGACGCTAGACAGCCGATACAAGGGGGCGGGTGACCGCCCCCAGGAGGACACGATGAACGAGCAATTGGCAGAGTTGGCAGCAGCGATTTACACCGAGGTTGACGGCGCAGATCACAAAGCGCATCGCGCGACAGTCACGCAGGAAATCTACGACTGGCTGGACAACGGCGACGGCGGCAAGGGCCGCATGGTAGAGGATCTGGCGACAGAGTGGATCGAGTTCGTGGCCGATGCGGCTGACGCGATGGACCAGGACTAGTACAATCGGGGGCTGGCAGTCCCAGCCCCCAGGAGGACACGAAATGGCGAAACAACAACTGCACATCAGGGTCTCGGCAATCACTCGCACGCTACTCGACGCGCTTGTCACGCACCACGGTACACTGACAGAGGCCGTGGCGGTGGCGATCGACCGACTCTACCGAGAAGAGTTCCCAAGCTCGCCGGCCCCCGAGAGCGAGATCGTGGAGACGGGGCGTCAGCAAGCCCCCGACTAGCCCCTGCCCACCCCCTAGTCGTGCTACCACCGGCGATGGCCCTACTGCCTGCGCCCTAGCGCCTGCGTCCATCCAACGAGCCTACGCCCTACGTCCGGTGGCCAGCAGCCGTCTTATAAACGTCTGTTACTTGCGCGAAGCCAGCCCCGTTATTTCTGTTCCCACTGCCCAAGCCCTACGGTTAGCAGCTCTACAGCGTTTGCAACTGGCGCGGGATAGTCTGGCCCTGGGACGCCAAGCTCGTTCAACGCAGCTATCATGGCCTTGGCAAACCTATCAAGAAGCATGATGGCCATGTCACCCGTGGCGGTCTCGACTTCCGCCGGCGCGTTTTCCAGTATGAAAGCCGCTAGTTTGTCGATCTGTCCTTTTGCACTCATGATCCCCTCCATTTGTCGTATGTCGTGCTGCGCCTGCCTGCAGCAGGCAGGCCACCGGCGACAGTCCTTGCGCCTATCCCTGGGTCCCGATTTCAATCTGTCCCGTAGCATTCCAGCTACAGCTAGGTCACGGTCACGTTCTCCGCGACCAGGATCACCAGGACTTACAAAGGCGCTATTGGCGGTGAGTAGGAGTTGAACCTACCAAGTTGCCTAGCCAACACCACCTCCCGCTCTGCCTGCAAACATGAGGGACACACATGCTCTTCCGCTAACACTTCGCCCACCTCGGCAAGATTGGTCACCTCCCTGCTCCGCAGCGCCTGGTCACACAACCAATAATACCCGTCCTTGCCTCGGTTCTTGCAAAAGACAAGCACTCGCCATACATGCCGGCGAACACACTCCAGATGGATACCATCACAAAGCGCATTACCGGCGGCCACCGCATCAGGCAATCGGCCAAAGGATCCCTCAAAATACTCCCGGATCTTCTGGTCCAGTGCTTCCGCATCCGGTTTTTCCGCAAGAGCAATCATCAGAGCTCTCTCATACGCCTGCTTTGCATCTTTCTGAAAACCCACGGTCTCCCTCCCTACCCATGTTTTCGCAGCCGTCTTACAAGCCTAGGCGAAGCGGGCAGGACTCGAACCTGCAACCGGCGGTTTTGGAGACCGCTGCTCTGCCAATTGAGCTACCGCAACGCTATCACGAAGCGCGGTGCCGGTCCTGCCCCGGCCACGTATAGGGTAGGCGCGTTGTGGGCGGCGCCTCGTTTTACGTCTTGCCCGTCCGTCTTACCATACCCATCTGGACGGTCTTGCCCGCTCCGTATCGCTACACCGGGCAAGTTCCCCTATACTCGATTCACGTGTCATATCGCCACGTCGACCGCGCTATCACAAACCACGGGCCAGGTCGCTCGACTTGCCAGATGCCGACGCCGCATTTCATCCGCTCGGCCAACACAGTGCCCCTGGCTACGTCTAATTAACGCGCCGCCCTCGCTGCCGTGATTCACAACTCTATTATGGCCGCCCACCCACCCTAGCTTCGGCCTTACCCAGCTTGCGCTCACCTGCATTGTACAGGATGCGGCGCAATATGTCAAGGCTTCGGCACTCGTACCGCCGTTAGTCCCAATGGCCGCGCCCCCTTCGCGCAGTTGCAACTTGTGCAGACGGGCCTCAGATTTGCTGGCCAATGCGAGCCGCCGGCCGCCAACGCTAT